GGCGATCACAGCCATAGCCACGGCGGTGTCGGAGCATGTACAGACGTGTTTCAGGAGGGAAAAAGAAATATCGACGCTGATTGAAGCGGCTGAGACGATTGACGATCTGAATGCAATTGATCTGGAATCAGGGTGGCCGGAATGAAAAACTATTTCTGGCGAATCCTGATTGCTATCGATCAGCTTTTTAATGCAATCCTCGGAGGCGACGAAGACGAAACAATTAGTTCAAGGTGCGGAAAACTGGCCCAAAAAGGGCAGGACGGATATGCGAGAGTGATTGATTTCTTTTTAGGAGAAGGGCATTGTAAGGCTTCGATTGAAGAGGATGAGAGGCTTTAAACTTCTGTTAACATCAGGAAACCAGAGGAAACCAGAGGAAAAACAGAGCTTGAATAAAATAACATTTGTAAACATCATACAAGCAGCATGGCCTATCTTCGCTGGGTTGGTTGTAGCTTTAATCTGGCTAATGTCACAGATAAATTCAAAAGTCTCCAAAACAGAATGTTCTATGTGTCGACAGGATAACAAAGAAGACCTCCTTCGCGTAGACAGTTCTATCAAAGAAATGAGAATGGAATTCAGAAATTCTATTGATAACCTGACTGCTTTAATTGTAGGCTACTTCAATAATGATGGTAAATAAGTAGAGGAAAAGGAATATGAATATACCAATCAGTTCAGTCCTGGATTTCAGCAGTACTCTGCTGGACAAGCTGTTTGAAGACAAGGACGAGCGTAACAAAGCTAAGCTGGCCTTGCTTGAAATGGAACAAAAGGGATCTCTGCTGGAGTTGCAGACCAAGCTTCAGCCTCTTGTTACGGAGCTTTCTGGGAATTGGTTACAACGTTCGTGGCGGCCTATTCTGATGCTTACATTTACATACGTAATTGCTCATAATGCGGTAGTGGCTCCAATGTTTGGCTTACCTATTGCACACATCCCTCCAGATTCTCTTCCACCGGATATGTGGCAGGTTCTGAAGATAGGTATAGGTGGGTACGTGGTAGGTCGTTCAGTGGAAAAAGTCGCTCCTAATTTTTCAAAAAAATAAGAATAAAAAGCCTCTTTCATTGGATATAATTTCTATGAAAGAGGTTTTTTATTCTATACAGTCTGTAATAATTTCCGAAAATCCTCTGCCATGTTGTAGCCCTGCGGATCATCGTATGATCTATCAGGGTTAAAATATACCTCGAAATTTTCAACGCTGTTGAGTACTTGTACAAATACTGATCTCTTTTCTCCTTTGGTAAATTGTAATTGTTCTACCAAAAGATCAATGCAAAAAGAGATTCCTAACATGGCCGTAAATTTTCCATCTGGCATATTCCGTTTTTTCAATTGTTCTATTTTATCTCGGATTTTGTGTATATCTTTGACGGAAAGATAAGATTCTTTTTGTAAAAGTGAATATGCTTTCTCTATTTCCATCTTCAGATCCTTATACAATTCTTCGAAACAAGAAGTATTTGAAGTGCCTTGTTCATGCATCATATCAAACATACCCTCGACAAATCCAAGGATACTGTATTGTTTTTTAATAATTTTGCTTGCCATTTATACCTCTTATTTTTTACGATGATTCCCGTATATCTCTTCTTCCGTTTCTCCTCGGGTTTCTGAAGCCCAAAATATTTTACCCCAATATTTTTCCAATGCATCAAAACTTTTTTCAGGGATATTACAATTTTCATATAACCTTCGTTCTTCATTATATGTCCCCAATACGACTCCTATTTTTTCCAGCAGTTTTTGATATTTTTCATTGTCATCCCTGATAATGATAAAATAAGCACCCATAGAATTCCCTTATATTTGTTTTATTATACTACGTCCATTTTTGATGGTACTCTGAAAAACTCTATCAGCATTTTCAATCCCAGAAATTGTGTGGCTATTACAGATGATCTGAATATTTACTTTACTCGCTAATTCATGAAGCATTTGCTCAGCTCGATTTTGAAGATCTATAGAAAGGTGTTTAAAGGGCTCATCTAATAATAATACAGGATGGATATGATTTGATTTCATACTCAAAGAAGCAATTCGAAGAGCTAAAGACACAACATCAACTACACCTCCTCCAGCAGAATTCAAGGCATTGACCAATTCTCCATCTCGTTCGAGCATCAAATCACATTCAGTCTTTCCGCGGCGTTCAATAAACAGAGCCCGAAATTTATAAGGGTTATCCGGAAATACGGATGTAATTGCCGCTGATACCAAATTATTAATGTGATATTCCAGTTCTTGCTGAGTTTTTAACCCTACTTGTTTACTAATTTCTAAGGCTTTCTCGGTCTGTTGAAGTTTAAGATTTTGTCGCGTTCGTTCTTTCTTGGAGTTCTTCAAATCCTTTTTGACTTTATTTCGAGCTCCTTTACGCTGTTCAAGCTCCTGACGAATGGTTTGAAGTTTAGAAATCATATGTCTCTTTTACCTCCGCAATCCCCTCTCTGATTTCAAGAGCCAGTTTGGCAGCTTGTTCCTCCATCTGAGATAACAATGATTTTGCTTCATTGAGATTCTGGCATTGATATTCTTCTTCAAGAGTAGTTTCAATCTGAGATAAACGCCCTTTCAGTTTATACGCTTCCTGTACTGCTTCTTCAGCCTGTGCTTTCATTCTGAATAATTCTTTAGACAATTTATCAGTAACCATTTACGTCTCCTTTTCCAATGATTTCCATATCAAGTTCTGGACGTTTTTTGGTACATCATTATTTGCGAAAAATAGATCCAGATTTTTTCTAAAAGAAACTTCCGATGACCAATCCATATTCAGTTTTTCAATGAATGCCTCAATTCGAGCATCCTTTTCCAGGCTCTGTTCCAGATGAGCCCTTGATACAGAAGACACACCTGATGGATCAATAGGAATATAAACAGGCTCAACAGTATTGGAGTTCTCATACCATAGATAAATTCGTGGCTTGTGTTCAATCTGATCGGCGGACATGCGCATCAAAGAACCTGGATTAACCAGCAGTCGACCATTACGTTCCGCAACGAACGGTTTGTGATTATGTCCTGTCAATATTAGATCTGTACCCTCAGTATCCTTGAGTAGTTTTCCTGCTTCCGGATCAGTACAACCAGGCCAAGGTAGTTTTCCTTGCCAAACCATAACATGCCAAACTATAACTTTTCTTTGGAACATATTCAATCCATCAGGTCTTATGATACCGTTTGGCAATGATTGATTCCAATGGTATCCTGATAGCACCTCTAGTACCTGTGTCCTGTCCAAAACCTCAATACCAGATTTCTCTCGCATCTCAATATTGTTTTGAGGCAAATCGTGGTTTCCATAGATTGTCCAGAAATTCTGTGGCAGATATTCAATTGTCTTGGTTAACAGGTAAGGACTGGGTTTCCAATGATTGAACAGATCTCCGGAATGAAGTACAGGACATTCGTGTTTGGCTTGAAGGGCTGATACAAATTCTACCTTACGCCATTGCTCATCCCAATAGCAGCTATCTGTTCGACATAATGGGGTATCCTCCCTTAGATGCCAGTCTCCTGTAAGAATGGCGGAGGCTTTCTTAGGAAGTTCTTCTCGCCTCTTTCTCGTCGTTCTCTTCATGGTATCTCCTGTCCGCATAATGGACATATCTTTGGCATCATATTTGAGATTTTGTTTTCCAATATTTCTACTTCTTTTTGTTTATCTCGATATGCTGTTTTTGTGATCTTCCAACTTCGCCTTACTTTTTTCAATTTGGTGATTTGTTTCTGCAATTGAGTCAATCGTTCTATCGTATTCTCTATACTATGAATCCGTTCTACGGCATCTCCTCGTAAATTCAATTTTAGTATTGCACCTTGTAATTTGGAATGATTTTGTATCATCTTTTCAAGATTTTTTACCTTCTGTCTCAAAACATCCAGTTTTTGTACTTTCTGAATCAATTTATTTATTGGATCTATACCGGAGGATTTGATAGATACCTTACCCAAAGTATCTGAACATCGTGTGTATTTGTATATCAAATCCTTGATTTGTTTTTGCTTAATCTGAATTTGGGTTAATTCCGTTTGTTTGTATTCAAGCCTTTCCAACTCTTCTTCAGCTTGCTCCAAATATTCCAACTCTTCAAGTTGTGTATACTGTTTTTCAATATCCAGATCTAATCGTTTGATGTTTCTTGTATGTAGAACCTGCCAGGATTTCAAATTCTTAATAGAATGGTCTATATCCGACAATCCGGCAATATCATTGAAAAATGCTGCAACTTCTCCTGGACTGTTCGATAGTAGAAAAGGCACTGATATCTGCTGTTGGATATTAATTGCAGGCTCTATTTTCAGAATTCGTTGAATGTCTTCTGGGACTTCCGTGCCCGCTAACAATTGTTTATCCTGGAAAATGTAATTATTCTGAGATTTGCCTTTAACACGTCCTATAGTAATATGTTCATCAACGGTTAAATCCACTTGAGTACTTTTTGTTTTCCAACGACGAAAAGCACTCCCCAAAGGGCGATTTGTCACTATCCATGTTATCGCCCTGAAAATAGCTGATTTGCCAGAATCGCTTGAACCTATGATGGTATTCACACCAGGATGAAAATCTAACTCTGTCTTCATATGTGATTGGAAATTTTTGATATGGATTTTTGATATCATGTATCACCTTGGTTTCAGGAATAAAATTCAGGTTCTATATTGAATTCTTTATACAATGCTTCAAGAGGTTTCGTCAACTTCTGTGATTTTGGATATTCCGGACATTTCTTTTTCTTCCGATTCGCAGACACTTCCATAACCTTCTTCAATTTATTGTAACTGGATTTCTTGAGGAGAGGTGCTTTCGGAGCATCAGTCGGATGTATGTAAGGTAATTGAGGACGCTCCAAATAGTCTGCCATGTTTCGAAGTACTTCAGGCAGATTTTTATGTGCTATAGAATAGCGTACACAATTATTTTCAATCTTACCTAACATAACATTACATGCTCTACAGAGCACCCCTCTAATCTGTCCCGTCCCTTTAATTCTTTTCTTATGATGGTGATCCAGACAAGGAACTTTTATTTTCTTACCGCAGATCGGGCATATTCCTTGTTGTTTTCTATTCAACTTTTTTCTGAGGGTACTTATATCATCGTAACGGAGTATTTTCAAATTTGAACTGGAAAAATGTTTTGTGCGTTTCACCTTATTTGGCAAAATAGGTACCCCACTCATCCAATCGGTTATAATCGTTCAACAGTTTGGTGAATCCACAATCTTTGCATAACTTTCTCAATAAAGATACATCAAAACAGGATTTATCTATCTCATATTTCTTGGTTCCTGGAAGTGGGATTTTAACAAGCCATTCATTCCGTTTGATAATATCAGCTCCTGCTTCAATATCTCTATATTTTACTGACTTCGGTTTTAATTGCCCTAAAAGATATTTGATAGCAGTAGTCTCTCCAACTCCTTTAATTCCAGGGACTGTATCCGATGTACATCCTGCAATTTGTTTCACCTTAACCCACTCCTTTGGAGTGATGCCATATTTTTCAATGAACGTCTGTCTTGTGATATGTTTGATCTCTGTACTTTTAGGCATAGAGTACATATCTGTATAATCCAACAATTGATATAAATCCTGATCACCTGAGGCTGTGATAAATTTATGGTTAGGTTCTTCCATCACCAGTTTACCTATCAGATCATCAGCTTCGTATCCAGATTGAATATGATTGTTACAAAATCCTAACTCCGGCAAGATATGACACCGGAGTTGGGAAAATTGAGAAAAAGCTGCAATCAAATCAGGATCAGGATCTTCATTGTGTCCTCGATTCTTATAGAAAGGGTACCGTTTCCGACGTTTGGATTTCCTACTATCCCAGATAAAAACAACCTCATCAGGACGAGTTACTCTTCCCAGGGTGAATAACTGATTTAAAAACCCGTAGATAATACCGGTAGGTTTCCCGTGATATGATAGGGTTCCAGTGGTATATCGGGCCCTATGGCATAGATAATTAGAATCAATTATAAGTATTCGCATATCATCTCTTTTTTGGTTTGCGCTCAATCTCAAACTGGGATTCAATATCTTCCCAAAGATCGATTACCTGTTCTCGCAAATCCTCCTCCAATCCATGTTTTTCCACATAAGCAATTGCATTTGCCATTGAAACTCCTGCTTTTTCATCCCCTACTGTATAGGTTGTTGCTTTGGTCATCTGTTTAACGAATTGGAGATTGGCACGGATATCATCGATTCCATAATCAAACATAATAAATACTGATGCTTGCCTATACGGTTTCCATACCGATGATTTAAACACCTCAATAGATGTTTCTATACCAATAACTCGGTTAATTTTCTTTCCATTGATTGTCTTTTCATCCTTGATTTTAGAAGCGCCTATACACCGTAACCGCAAACTGGCGTAGAAAGGCAAGGCTTCTCCTCCTGGACTTTTGTATTTCAATCCGTATGGGCCTGCATCTGAATTCTGCCGTACTTGATTAGAACAAACCATCAAAATATTATTCTTGGTTAGAATGCGGCAAGTTTTTCGGCATTCCTCACTAAATTCCTTTGCCCGCCGCATTCCCATCTTATCGCCTTCCTCCTTGCTCATCTCCATATCAGTAGATAAAGCTGCTAAGGAGTCTGCAAATACTCCATTGATTTGAGCACTATTCTTAGGTTCCCATTTTCGAACAGATTTGAAAACTTCCGGAATTAAATCTGGAGTTGTGTAATCTTCATCCTCCAAATCCAAATCGAATATCTGAGCAAACTGTTTGTTCAACCGAGCTTCTGGATCATTGAATTTGATTTCACCTCCTTGCCGCTGAACAGCTCCCGCCATTTCACATAATAAAACAGTTTTGCCAACACCTGAAGGCCCGAAAATTTCAACCAAAATCCCTCCAGGAACACCTCCTCCACGAATTCTTCCTCCCGCTATTGCCAAATCAAGTAAGGTAGATCCTGTAGAGATGAAAGTTTCAGAACCTTGGTATTTTTTCCTTTCCGGCAAACCTCTCTTTTTATTTTCTACCTGCTTCGTTAATTTCGATTTTAAATCAGTGCGTACCATCAATTTTATAAATCCTCCTCATTATTTTCCCTCACCAATTCCAAATGTTTGAGAATCTGCTCAATTACATTGTTTGGAATATTTCTCTTTGTTAGTATTGCTCTAACTTCTCGTTGGAATTCTCGATATCTGATTAATATGTCAGAAGAGGTTTTCCACCCTTCTCTTTCCATATTATCCTCCAGCTGCATTTCCCACTCTACATGAGCTGAGCAAACAAGAGAGTCAATAATTTCATCCATAGGTAATTCTTTTTCAATAAACTGCTCAATCAATCCTCGAATAATATCTGATGAAGTTGTATTTTTGTAAAGTGCGAATAAACTAATGTAATCTGCGTATTGGGAAGGGACGTAAGCCCCTATTAATTTCGTCCCTCCCGATTTAGGCCAAAAAATTTTAAAGGGAAAAGGAGCTTGTTTATTGGTTATCTCCTTTTCCCTTTTTATCTTCTTTCCCTTTTGAGGCTCCTTCTTATTAATTGTTCTCCTTTACTTCAATGCAATCGTCCCATACATCGCATTCATCGCATTCATCGTACTCATCGGTATCGATGCCAAACCGATGGCCATATGGACAACGATTTGCTTCTTCTTTCGGTTTCTTCGGTTTTACCTTCGGTTTGGTTTTCTTCGGTTTTGCCGAATCCTTCATACAAGATCCTTGACATTCTTGGCATACTTCTCCGTTGGAATCTACTCCTTCACCTTCACAAGCTGGGCAGATCGTATCATCCTTCGGCACTTCTTCCTGTTTCGGTTTTGCCGTCTTTTTCTTTCTCCTTACTACTTTTGCAGGAGCTGGTTTACTTTCTTCTTCAGAAGTCTGCTCATCCTCAGATTCCATTTCGTAGAAGATGGATTCAATTTCTTTGTAGGTGAGTCTCTCCAAACAATCATCCAGGCGAGGCAAATCATCCAAGATCGAATCATCATATGTAGAATCACGTTCTTCGAAATCAATGCGGGATGTTTTCGCGAATGAATTGTTCATAAACTTCTCTTCACTGAACCGAATTCGCAAAGACAACCCATCTTCTATATCTGGAAATACGCAATACTCCTCATTTTCATCTAACTCCTCATTCAAAGCTTCCTGGAACAAGAACTGGCTAATATCCCAGATATGAATCTCTTCTTTGTAATCTTTCATCCCCAGAGGAATAACGAAATACAGATTACGTAAGCTGGGTTTCAAATCTCGAACTTCATCATACTCGGCACCATCTTTCAATTTGGCTGCTTTGTATTCACAGATTGGACACGGTTTTCCCCAAGTAGAAGGACATACTATCGATTTGTTTTCAGACCCGATATTTCTGTGCAATCGATAAGGCTTCTTGTACCATAGATCGGTATCTTCATCACCAGGAATGGCAATTCCCATCTCGACATCTCTATCCATATGATGTTCATCAGTGACTACGTAAGGTATAAAATCCAGGGTAGCTCTCCCTCCCGGCTCCTCCTTGAAGATACTAACATTCTTAGGCAATTTCAAATGTCCGTAATTTGTTCCAGCAGTCTTCTGTTTCTGAGTATTTTTTGCCACTTTACCACGAAATTTACTTTTTTTAGTTCTCGCCATTTTCATACTCCTTAAATTGTCGTTTTGCTGTTAACATTCCAAGTACAACACATTTACTGATTAAATACCCCAAAAAAGGTAATAGAATAAAACTGCATCCTATAAGCGCTATGATATCAAAGATTTGCGTCCAGTTTATCATTTCTTCCTTTTTAAAAGCACCTTTTTATTTGTTTGTTTCTGAGCTTCTACTTTTTCCCATTCTTTCGATAAATCTCTGGGAATTGATGGACCTGCGAAATACTGTTGCCCGTGCAATCGAACCAAGTTTTCAAGGGCTGTTTTTTTCTGATCAATCGCACGGACGGCAACCATTGCTATATCATATTCATATTTCGCATTCAGATACTTGCTATTAGCATCTCTGTATTCTGGCTGGATTACAATAGTATTGAAAACTATTGTTTCTGTCAGCTTATTCAAATCGTAATTATCAGGAAAAGCCCGAATTTCTCTATCCAACTGTGCCTTAATTACATCCAATTCTTCTTTAGCATGATCCATGTCCAATTTCATCTGTGCGGCGTGTTTTCCATATTTAAGCATCAATACAGATTGCTTTAGCCATTCTACATCCAATCCGTGTTCATCAATACTTGTATCTTTCTCGTAATCCATTTTTAACCTCCTCGTTTTTAATGTATTGATATATTATACCGATTCTAAGGTAAGTTCATTAGATTTTTAAAAATTATTCATAATCTCCACAAACTACAGAGTAACAAGCCAATACAACACCAGGAAATCCGATATCATACATAGGTTCTCTAAATTCCTCCATAATCAAACCAGCACGTGGGTTTTCTCCTTTCAGTAATACAGCAGAACAATATCCTAATACCAACCTGCGAACTTTTTCAGCATCATAATCTTTCAATTCAGTTAGAATGTTGGAAACTTTTTTCCAACCTGCACCAGATATAATTGCTCGACACAATTCAATTCCCTGGATTGATTCTTCCTGTGCTTTTTCAGCTACCCTCATTCGAGATTCTGGTTCTGAAGAAAGTACCTGATCTAAAATCTGGAGAGCATTTCGAGGATGTCCTTGAGCAGAATCAATAATAGCTTCGTATACAGGTTTGAGCAATTTTTCGTTTTCAGCTTTAACTACCGACATCAACAACTTTCGCATTTTCCCTTGCTTGAGTTGTTCTACTTTGAATTGGCTGCAACGACCTCGTATAGTAGGTAGTAATTTCTGAGGGTCAGTAGTACACAGGATATAATATACATGTCGTGGCGTATCTTCCAAGCCCTTCAACAAGGCATTTTGAGCATCTCGTGATAATTGATGGCATTCATCAATTAACCAGACTTTGCATTGACTCACCAAAGGCATAAACTGACTCTGTTTTCGAATCTCTCGGATAGAATCAATTCCACGAAAATCCGCAGAATCAATTTCTCTGAAGTCCGCACCGCAACATCCAACTTCCTGTGCAATGATTCGACCTATTGTAGTTTTACCACAACCGGTAGGACCATGAAGTAGATATGCCTTCGGATGGACCCTCTTTGCCAATGTTGCAGTCAATCCTGCAACCAAATCCTCGTTACCAACTACCTCTTTTAGAGATTGTGGACGATATTTTAAATACAGTGTCATTTTACCTCCGGTAATTTATATGTTTCCTTCATGTTCCAGGATCCATCTACAGGCCCCAGATCCGCTTCTACATCTAATGGAACGCAAATCCACTTCCAAGTTTCTGGTAAATCCTTACAAGTTACTTTCTTGATAATGTAACACACCTCTTCCAATTCATCAGGATGCACATCCAAAATTACAGCATCATGAATCTGTCCTATTAACCGGGAGCGATAATTACCAACCAAAATCTTATCAAGTTGAATAAAAGACCAGAGTAAACAATGGAAAGCAGCTCCTTGTACAGGATAGTTGATAACTTCATTCTTTTTCATAATACCAGAACATCGAAATCCTGTATACATATCGAAAAATCCTCTTTTTTGATATGCTGCTACCCAAGTATCTTTCCATTTTTGGTAAACTTGAAATCGTCTACCCCAAAAATCTTTTTCAATCTTTTTCATATGATCTTCAAAATCTCGGTAGGATTTTATCCCATTGGAAATCATATGATCAGTCAATTTTATTCCTCCTGGCATATTAGGACCCATTCCAGGTTTCCATTTTCCTAACGGTAGATGTAACCAACTACCGCAAAACCCTTGTGCATTATTGGCATAGTAGTCCCCATAAAATTGAGGGAATACAAAGCTGTTCTTGGTTGCTCCTCTCAGATATTTGTGTTCAGGGTATTTCTTCTTATCAAAGTCATCAATACAGAATATCTGTGCAGCCATATCTCCATGCATATCAGAATGTGGATCCTGTAAATATTTCATCATTGTCGGGTCTTTATGATAACATGCAGCAATAGAAACTTCCAAACCGGAAAAATCGACCTCAATTAATTGATGTCCTTTTCTGGGAAAGATGGCTTTACGACAGATATTCATAGCCTCCTTATCTCGTTTAGGAATGTTTTGGAAGTTAGGATCTGAACTACTGGATCTATACGTTCTTACCGTATGTAGATTGAAGAAAGGATGTAACCAACCGTTAACTTGTTCCCGAACAAATGCATCAAGGTAAGTATCCCGAACTTTTCTCAGCTTTCTAATTTGTAGTATATCTTTCAATTCAGGTAAGTTGATTTGAGACAATGCATCTTCATCAGTTGCTCCTGCACCTGATTTGGTTAGTTTTGGGGGCTCAATGTTCATAGCACCGTACAGAACTTTTCCAAGTTGATGATTGGAATCCAGATTAAATGAAAGTCCTGTCATTTGTTTCCATAATTTCACCAAATCTGTTTTGCCCAGATTATTTTCAATCCGGGCAATTTTTCTGGTAAGATGTGCTTTCTTTCTTTCACAGTATTCTACATCAATTCGCATACCCGCTTGTTCAGCCCTTGCCAAAGCAAGTGCACCATCATGCATCAATTTATATGCATCAAATCTGGTTGGGTGGACTTTCATATTTTTATACCTCAAATGTTGAGAATTTATTAGGAAAAATTCAAAAAGGAGAATAACCTATGCGCTCCATCTGAATCAATCCAAGTTGATGCTCATAAAGAGTATCAAGAGCACAGTAAGTCATCAACTCCTTCCCACCATCTTTTTCAACCAGTTCAAATATTCGATTAATCGAATTAGCACTCTTTAGATCTTCTCCAGGAGCTCTACCTGTCAAAAACGGGTTGATATGACTATCATAATCCGCTACCCCTAATTGGACATATACCTGGAACTTCAAACCTGTTACTCCTGGCCTATTGTCTAATACATGAGCAGCTTGCATTGTATCCCACACCCAAGGTTTGGTTTCTACCCCTAATTTGATCAGAGACCACACATGCTCAAATTTCATATTCGCAGCAGCTTTTCCAATTACAGGTGAGGTAAGAATATTACTCAGAGCTCGTTTCTGGATTTTGGATTTAGGCCCCATGAAAACATATGCTTTATGCGGATCTGGAGAAAGTGCAGTACAAACTATCCGATGTCCTCTTGCATGAGGTTTAATTCCTGTAGTTTCATAATCTATAAAAACAAGCCTTTCAGAATATTTTACAGTGAATAATTCCAACAAAGGTTTGATATCATGTGCTTCTACAATTTCTATATTCTGTATATCATCTTGGAAATCTGGGAATTTTCTATCCAAGCATTGTAAAGCATTTTCAATATCTTTTTCCCAGATAGTTTCAACTTCTTGTTGATCTTTGGAACGTTCCATAAAACTGGGATGGAATACGGGGCAAACCCATGCGTGTAAATCTCTATCCGGAATTTGCCAACCTCTCCACTTATTGATACTTCCTAAGTTTTTTTTCCATCGATCTCCAATTACAGATAAAACAGCAGCATTTCCAAAAAGGACAATCACATGTGGTTTAAATTCTTCAATTGCTTTTTTAACGGTGTGACGACAACAAGCTATCTCATAATTAGTTGGGGTTCGATTTTTAGCTGGTCGACAATTTACGGCGTTGATATTAATACAGTCTTCAAACAAATCAATTCCGAAGCGGCGATACAGACGCTGTAGATTCCTTCCTACTTTGCCTTGCCAATGTCGACCTTTTCGATCCTCTGTTTCCCCCGGCGCTTCCCCAATATTCAAGATTCGTTTCTTCCCTTTTCCAAATGCTTTCATTTTCGGATTCAAACAATTCCGATACAATCCACAGGAAGCGCAGGAATAAACTTTTCCATCTGGTCTGGATTTGCTTTTGGTTTGCTCAAACTCAAAGAATCCCATTATTAATCCTCTGATTCAATTTCTTCAGGAATCAAACCGATAACATGCATCCAACCTTCTTGAGAATCCTCACCGAACTTAATCTTATTCCCACCAATCCAACAGGATTTGGTCTTATCCAACATCTCAATTAGGAAAGTAGGATTAATGGGGAATTTAATTGTCTTCCCTTTATATCGCACAGGTAATTCTTCTTTAAACCAACCCACAGTATTTTTAGCTTCAATCAAGATTTTTTTATTTTTCAAAGTCAGAGATATCATAGTATCTGAATCAAACTGAGCTTTGGCGAAAACAGACGCCCGATCCAATACTTCAGGCAGGAGTTTAGGAAAGATTACTTCTACAGAATCTTCTACCAATTCTCGAATAGGCATTGTATTAGGATACCTATCATCAAAAATACGACAGGAAAAAATCACAGTTTTATCCGTTGTACGAAAATGTACCCATCCTTTACTGATTGCAATTTCATTGATATCATATTTAGATAGATTGTTTACTGAATCTCCAGGAATCAAAAATTCGGGAACAACTCGTCTTTCATCTATATCGGATAATCCATGGTATGTGTATCTGACATTATCACTGGATTCTACAAAATTCGTTCCTACATGGACACAAGTTAGAATAGGACGAGACATATCACTGGAACAACTAAATCTACAGAAAGTCAAGGCTTTCATAAACTCGTCAGGGACTTGATACCATTCTTCAATATCTCCAATTTCTTGTAGAGGAAGACGAATCTCAGGCTGAAGAATCAAACCAGCTGTTAATTTTCCTGTTCTCAACCGAATTTCATTTTCGGTGACCTCAGCTTCAATTTCCTCAGCTTTAATCCGATTTAAAAAGGCATAGAGTTCCTGTGCAGATACAGCTCCTGTCAATTCCAAATCAGGAACATAGCAACTGATACTGATCTCATCATTATACGTTACAACACGATCTCCCATGAATGCAAAATGCGTGGACTGTTCAATAATCTCCTTAGTTGCGAGTCCTGGTTTAACTTTTTCCAGTGCTTTTAACAATCTCGTTTTATTGATTTTCATTCCGCTCCTTTATACACCAAACAATGTTGGTATTGGTTTGTATTCCGTTTTTGCACGCTGTTCATTTACCCATTTTTCCAATCCGAGAAAGTATCGAATATTCAATCTCGCTCGAACCTGCCATGTTTGTAAATCTTCATATGTATATCCGGAACTTTCAAGTAATTCAATAATCTTACTTGTCATTCCTTTAGTTCCTTTCCCTTTCTTCTTTTCAGAAACATTCAATACAATCCC